CAATTGAGTCCTTACGTGGCCAGAAGAAACGGTAAACGGTTACATCACGCTTGATTCCAATAACAACGTTATTTGGGAATGTCAAGTGGATATCTCCGTGGTTTCCTGTCTCTCCTGAATAGTCGCCGTCCTGTGCTTCATTTAGAAGTGGAACTTCAACAATTGGAATACCAAATGCATAAGGGGCTACGTAACCTGCTGGTCCTGAGACTGGCTGAACATCACCACGGATGATGCCTGAAGCAATATCCTGTGGAGTAACGTTCTGAATGTTCTGTGAGTTAGAGAACAAGTAATCTTGGATCAAGTTTGATCCAGAAAGGAAGCGAAGGTCTGTACGACGTTGCTTGTACTTACGTGGCATTGCCTTAAGAGCCTTGTTGAAGATCTCACGGGAAATTCCCGCACCTGCTGCATCTACTACACGACCATGTGTCTTTGCCTTCTTAACTGCACCGTCAAATGACTTGTACAGCGCATCGCTTGAAAGTGATGTATCACCGTTAAGAATAAGATCTTCGATGTCATTTCCAGCTTGTGTTGCCATCATACGTGCAATATGATCTTCAAGATCTGCACCTTCGATGTTGTCTTCTAGAGACTCAGTTGAAAGTTCCCAGTCCATGCGGAGCTTCTTTGTTGTGAGAGAGATCTTTGAGAATGTTACGCCTTGGTTTATGGCTGTGTTTTCTCCTTCGGATGCAAGCTTTACAAGCTTTTCTCCTACTGACATGCGATCAATTTCTGTTGTGTCGGATTTCATACGAACCGTACGTGCAACCTTACCAATTACGGTAGCATCGAACATATAGTCCAAGAATCTTGCTGATTGTTCTGGGTTTAGAAGTCCACCGTTGCCATTTTCTGAAGCAACATGAACGCCTGAACCACCTGTTGAAGAACCGAACCCAGTTGATACTGTTGTACCAGCTGCTGCGGCCTTTTCTAATAATTCATTACTCATTTTTATTTCACCTACCTTATTTTAGTTAAAGATTTCATTTACGGAACCGAGGAAAGCTCCAGACCATTTTGATTTTGATTTGGTAAATACCTCAGACCCGCCAAGGTCAGAGGACTTCTTAATTGCGGTATCGCCTTCTACGGCATCAACCTGCTTTTGAACACCATCAATGGTGCCCTTTATTTCTGTCACAGCAGCACTAAGTGCGCTGTGCTTTTCTGCCAACTCAGAAATTCTATCGTCGACGCTTTTGCTGAAAGCTTCTACAGATGTCTTAATCTCTGTAACTTGTGCAGCATTTGCTTCTGTAGCTTTTGTGAGTGTCTCTGCGAAAAAGCCTTTGAGATCGCCTAACATTTTTGCAAAATCAGGTTCATCAACCATAACTTCTACTGTATCGGCTGCTTTTTCAACGTTGTCGGCAGAGGCTTCTTCAGTTGCAACTTCTGCAACTTCTGATGATTTGTCAAAAAGATCGACATTTGCTTCATCTGCTGCTGGAGCTTCTACGGCTACTGCGTCAGTTGATTCGATTGCTGCTTCTGCTACTGGAGCTTCTACAACATTATCAATGTTTGTATCTGACATTTTATTACCTCCTTCTACGTTTGCCTGTTTTGCTAATTGTGTTTCAGGCAACGGTAATCTTGACTTCTTAAATGAAGCAAGAATCTTATCTATTTCTTTTGACTTGTTAATATCTGAACTTTCTACCCAACCAATTAGCGAGGCTGGTTTTCCAGATATAGGTGAATCAAAAGTTTTTTCTGTAGACATAAACACTGAGTCGCTGTCTTCGCAATAAAAAATATTTTCTGTTACTACATTTGTAGCAAGGCCTTTGTAAATCATTTGTCCGTTAACCTTTTCGATTGACAAAATATTACATAGCTCATTTGCTGGTGAGTCAACAATTGAAAGTTCAACTAGATCATAGTCCTTGATAAATCTAACTGCTTCTCCTGTTGCTTTGTTAACTTCATTGTCTGACTCTTTAATCTTTCCGCCGATTGAAAAACCAGAAAGAGTGCCGTCAAGAACCTTTTCCCAAGTATCTTGTGCACCCTTTGAAATGTATGAAGTTACATAAACTCCATTGTAAAAAGTTTGAGACTTTTGATCATAGTATGTTTCTGGCTTGAATGAAACAACTTTACCAACTGCATTTGACTGATGCATCTCACGGAGATTTCCTCTGAAGTTCTCGAAAGCTTTTACGCTTGCTTCTGCTGTGACTACATCGCCTGTCTGGTCAACATTGTCTAATGTTGCAAAACCAGATACAGTTCTATTTTCTCGATTGACCTTAGTAAACGGAATCGACAAATGTAGATTTTCGCCATTACTAGACCAATGGCCTTTTTCAATGTTCATATGGTTAATTTTAGTGGTTTATCTACTATAACGCAAATAACAGTTGATTAAACTTATTTGACTTTTGGACCATCGCCCTTGGGGTTTCTGGCTTCTCCGCTTTTATCTGGGGCATTAGCGGATCTTTGCTGATCTCGTTTTTTATTCCCAGTAGATTTTGCCTTCTGGTCAGCCACCTGCTGTGGCTTTAAATCTACCATTTCGTCCCCGCCGTCAACAGTTGTCATATTCTTTCTAATACGAACCTCGTTTGGAGTTATTACCTGCATTCTTAAATAAATTTCATCAATGCGGCTTTGAGTCTCTTCATCAGTAAGGCTAAGCTCATTAAATTTTAATTGTACAACATCTGTCTTTTCGGCAATTAAATAATTTAATTTCTTTTCAAGTCTATCCTGTGAAGGTCGGCAAACCTGTTCTTTAAATGTCTTGTCCGCATCTCTGGCAGCTGCTAAGTTAATTCCTTCTGGAATACCTATCTTGCTAATTGGAACACGGTGAGCTAATAGGATTTCATCTCTATTAGACTTACGATAGATATTAAATGAAGACTCTTGTTCTCCTGCTTCAATTGGCTCCATCTTAAATTCTGTCTTTGAGTCTGGCGTATCTGCTGGAAGTGGAATATAAAGGGATCTGTGATTCTTGCCTTTTAGTCCAACCTGGAAAAATTCAAGCAATTTTCTTTCTGACTCTGGTGAAAGCTTTGCTCCTTTTACTGTAATAATATATCTCGGGACCGCTTTATTTTCAAAGTAGTCTAAGTTATACCTACCAGCAAATTCATTTCCTGCCAGCGCTTGCTGTGCTGCAATAATGTCTGGAACTCCGTAGTAGTTATTCATTGGAGTGTATTTCTTTAAATGGATAATTTCATTTGGTCGATCTTCTTGACCAGCAATTGGGCTTGGTGTTTCAAGGTCTCCAAAATTGCGGAAGTAGACTGCCTTGCCATAAAGCAATTGAATAAATCCATCACGGAATCTACGTACACGCATTGTCTTGGCTGGTATGTGGCCGATGTAGCCTATGTCTCCAGCGGTGGTACGTCCAATTTCTATGTAGCCGTTTCCAGTCGCCTCAAGGTCAGTGTAGGCCTTTATAAGGGTCTCTGTAAATGACTCCTCTTCGTTGCAATCATCAAGCCAGCGATCTAGCTGTGTTTTAATTCTATCAATTTTTGCACGGGCTCTGTCTACCTGCTTTTGATCGGTGATAGCATCCATGGCGTCTTTGGCTTTTGATGTTTCCGTAAACATGTATCCAAGACCAACAATGTTTGAGACTTTGGCATTAATTGCTGCGTAGTTATACGTTGAAACCTCATAAATTTTTGAAAGGTACTCTAGGTTATAGGTTGGCTCTACAAGATCAAATAATGCATATCCGCTAATTGCTTGTTGCAAAAGATTTTGCTGTGTCTCGGCTCCGTCTTTACCAACAAATGCTTTTGAAAAATCACGGTTGATTTTACGTTTAAAGTTTGTTCCTAAACCTCTAAGCTTTTTAATTTCTTCTAGGCCCATTTTAAATGGGTCTTCAGAGTCTTCTGCTTTTTGAAAATGAAACCAGTCAGATGTATTTGAAATATCAATTGTATTAGATGACTCATCATCTTCTAAAACTTCTATATTGCGTGTCATTGTACTTTACCGCCTCTTGATACAGAGTCCTTGTAAACTCCTATGTCATATGGGTCTGGGGGAAGTCCCCATCTAAGTCTTTGTTCTTGCTCTTCAAGCTCTTCGTTGTTAATTTTTCTGCGCCCTGAAAGGAATTTAGGTTGGCCCTCATGAATACCGTATGAGCGAACCTCTCTAGCCAAAGCATCGATTTTGGATCTATTGCCTTTGATTGCCGTGATCGAAAGAAAATTGCCATCGTCATCTCCAATCCATCTACCATCAGGCATTTCCCAGACATATATGCCAAGGGTTGTCTCTTCGACAATTTTAGTGTTTTTCTTTAAGATATCCATAGACCACAATCATACCATTATCTGGGACCAAAGTCCAGATTTATGCCACCCTTTTGCAAATATTAAAGACTTACTGCCAGGGGCTCTACAGAAGTCAATGTGAATGAGGTAGAGTCGTTTCCATTTGTTGCCTCAGATATAGTCATATTGGTGTCATCTATAAGGTTTACAATATTTCCAGTATATAGCAAATAGTGTTGGGCTATTTTGGCCTGTGTGAGTGCCTCTTGATATATAGCCAAATTGTTATACATGCTTCCAATTCCTGATTTTGAATCTGTCTGATTTTGATTAAATTTTAAGTTAGATGCAGCCGAGGTAAAGGTTATAACAACATGGTGAGGAAGCCCTACTGACATAAAGTCAAAAACATTTGTCTCGGCTGTCCTGTTTATGCCATTGACATATATTGAAGAAATTGCTGTTTTAGATATAGCCCCAGACGATGACCATTCATATATTTTTGAAGAAGCAGAGACCAGTACATTTTCTCCCAATTCTGGAGTAAATATCATTTCAACTGATCTGACATCTGGTATGTTGTTTAAAGTAAACCCGTGCCCATTATACATCTTTAATCCATTGTTCTTATTATAAGATAGAATTCTTCCATTGTTTCTTGGTAAGGCATAGTCAAAATTTGATGATACGTAATACCCAGAGTTATCGCTATAAAAATTTTTTGAACTATAAAACAATATCTCTAGATTTCTTAATATAGGTTGATACTTGCTTGTGTCATCTGATGACATGGTGACTCTTAACTCTAATATATCTGCTATCTGATTATCATTTTTATTATAATATGGAAGGGGACTTCCATTTTTACACTCTTCCCATTCCGCCCCATCTATTTTTACCTCGACCTTAATTCCTTTTACATCATTAGACCAGTATATTTGACTGGTGGATATGTCTAAGTAATCAGGGACAATAAAATAATCTGTAAAGGAATGGCTTACTGCAACTGGCTCGGTGGTTTCTGGTAAATATAAATAAGATCCATCATTAGACAAAGACATTCCGCTTACGGATACTTCTGACCAGGATCTTGATTCTGGATAGGAGAACTTAAACTTTGGTTTAATTGCAGAGGAGTTCATACTAAACATGTACCCGCCATCTGAATCAACTATCTGAGATGAATTAATTTCTTTTATTCCTTCAAGGTAATGCTGCTTGATTTGATTTGGGGAAAGATTAAATTTATAAAACCCTACACAGTCAATAACAAATTTCCCATCCGCTGGACCTGTTTTAAAATTAATAGCTGCGTTAGAGAATATATATCCTTCTACTGAAGCCGTGTCAACAATATATCCGTTTACATAGAGAGAGATCGATGAATTTTGAAATATACCAACTACATACAAAGACTCTGCGTTTGATGCAGTATAATGAGTTTCGGCTAAGCCAACCTTAAAAACAATATTTCCATTTTTATAAAAAATACCTGCATTAATAGATGTGTCTGCGACTATTGTTATATCGCTTTCAATTGGTGGAAGGGAGCACCAAGCTTCAAGCGTAAAAGAATCATCGCTATTGTATTCATTTGCAATACCCTGAGAAATATAATTAATAGATGTATAAGGAAGAACCTGAGTGCCTCTTATTCCACCAGAAATTAATGGCATTAACTCTTTTGTTGAAGAGTTTACTGCATATCCATTGTTTAAATTTCCAGAGTAATCATATACAGGCAAACCGCTTAATGCAGAGTATGTTAACCCGCTGTCCTTTAGTTGCTGATATGTTGCAAATTGAGAAATTAGTCCCGAGTAAGATGCTATGTTGCCTGATGTAACTTCGTCTAACAAATAGAATGATGTTGGGTGGTCATTTAAGACTACGCTTTTATATGACATCCCAAACCTACTTTTCTTCTAGTGATTTTACTCTTGCTGTAAGTTCTTGTACCGCTTTAATTAGTGGAGAAATAAATTCTTCGTATCTTAATGCTTGTTGTCCTTCTGGATCATTTACATCGGAGATTACCCACCCTCCAAAATCGGCAATGTTGGCTTCATCTAATACTGACTTTACCTGTTGTGCAATTAAACCATAATGTGTTCTCTCTCCACCAATTTTATTATATTTAACTGGGGTAAGGTTATTAATAAAAGCTAAGCCAAGATCAGATGTTGTTATATTTTCTTTTGTTCTCTCGTCTGATATAACCGTAGCAGCTGAATTTAGATATATGTTTTTCCAGCCTCTTGTTACACGATCAGGACCAGAGTTTAGAGGACCCATGAGACCCAAACTGTATATATTGTTTGTTAATGGAAACCAGCTAGAGTTTACTCCAATTACTGAAAGATCTGTAGCTGCGTAGTTTAGTCCAATTCTTGTAGATATTGGATCAATGTTTGCATTTGCTCCTGCTGGGCCTGTTGCTCCAGGCGCTCCATCTGCTCCGTCTGCTCCATCTGCGCCTGGCAACCCATCTGCACCACGAGGAATTGTAAAGTTTAAAACTACATCGCTAGATGTTCCAGAATTTGTTACTGACGCATTTGTTCCAGCTGCTGATGTTGTAACTGTTGGGGCTACTGTTATTGTTGCTGCTGGATCTCCTTTAGGTCCTGTTGCACCCGTTGAACCAGTTGCACCAGTTAATCCTGTATCTCCACGAGGAATTGTAAAGTTTATTGTTTGAGAAGGCGCTAAACCAGTTATAGTTACGGCTGGCTGTGTGCCAGCAGCTCCTGCTGACACAGTTCCAACACTTAAAGTATTTGCTGGTCCTGGTCCACCAAGAACGCCATCTATTCCTCTTGGTATGTTAAATGTCAATGATTGAGATGGAGATGTTCCGCTAATAGTTACCGAGGCACTTTGTCCAGGATTAATAGTATTTGTAGCCGCAACTGTTAAAACATTTGCTGGCCCAGACGCACCCTGTGGCCCAGGGTTAGCCGCAATAAATGCAGCTATGTCTGTGCCTAAAATACCAAGGTCTCTTGGTACATCTGGGGAATCCGTATAAGTTGGGAAACGCCATCCATTAACGCCTACTGTTGCCATTTTTTAATTATACCATCTTACCTTTTATATACTGAAAGGTGGCAGGTATATCTGGATCCAGATTCTAGCGTATGGACCTGGTGTAGGAATGGCTCTTGGCTTGGGAATATTAAAAGTGATCCAGATTTTGGCTTAAGGAGCACATCATGGTTTGGGAATCCAATTTCTCCACCAGCGTAGTCTTCATTTAAATACATAACTATTGAAAATGCTATATCTAGGTTGCCATCATAACTGTCACAGTGTGGGCCCATGTAAGAGCCCTTTTCCCATATTCTAATAGGCATTATGCTCATCTGCAAATCATAATGATCTTTATCTAAACCATGAGACGCAAGGTAAGTATTTAATGACATTTGTACTGCCATCTCTAGGCTATTTTTTATGTATAGAATTTTTTTATCAAGGGGGCCATCGTCAATAACAGACTTAATATTATCGCATAAAACGTTTTTGTTTTTCCCGTATTTGACTTCTTTGTTATTACTGGCTGTCCACTCTTCCCACGCAGTAATTTTAGAATAACTTCTAGAATCACCATCTACTTCATTTATAAAGGAAACAAGTTCATCAGGATAGCTTACAACATTTTTAAAATACCAGATATCATTATTTAATCTTGTTAGATCAAACATATGATACATATCTTCTGGATTAAACACTTCTTTTGACTGTTGCATTATTTTCGACCAACTTCTTCCGCTGGAACAACTTTACCGTCTGGGAGTTGTGTTAGATCCTTATCTCTTAAATCTTGCCATTCGACAGCCTGTTCTTTTTGATAGGCTCTAACTTCAGCTAATTCTTTTGCCCATTGGTCTCTAACTTCTTGGGGATAGTCTTCTTCTTCTCTGTCGTCCCAGAATGAGCCAATTGTGTATCTAGTTCCGTTTGTAACTAAAGTGACCTCATGCATATTTTTATGCCCGCCGTGGAAAATGTAAAAGGATCCCACTGTTGGTTGTATGGAGAAATTATTTTTTCCATGGTCTGCCTCAAACTTTAAAAGTCCTCCTTCAAAGTTGTCATTTAGATAAAGGAATCCAGCATACCTACTTCTCGTAAACGCTCCTAGGTTTCCGTCTTTATCGCTGTTGTCTGAGTGCTTTGGGGCAAACGCACCAGCAAGCCATCTTTGTACATGAAAGCTTATTTTAGACATTTTGTCTGGGGTCTGGCCAGCAACTTCTGCTGCACACTCTCTAAACTTATTCTCCAAGTCTTTAAACCAAGTTGGAGGTAATCCAACCTCTGCAAGAAGAGGATTATTGTCTTCTGGGTAGCTTCCAGAATAAGATTCATAGAAAGAAATAGACTTCCAGTAATCTGGGTTTTCTTCCTCTAGTCTGTTAAATAAATTTATTACCTTTTGGCACTCTTCTTCAGTTAACAGGTTTTCGTAATGAAATATATCTTCTGTTACTTTAGTAAGTTTCATTTTTTTGTGCCTCCTGGTTAGCTTTCTTTTGAACCTCGTCGTATTCAACCAATTCTCCATTTACAAGATATCTCATGTTTCTTGGATCATCATGTTCAATTCTTTTAAGCTCTTCTTTTGCCCAGCGATAAGCACCAAATTTTAATTGATTGTCAAGCCATTCTTTTGTTCCAGGAAATGTATACATAACAAAGTTTCTTACAAAGAACTTTTCTCCATTATATATTGTCTTAACGCCATGGAAATAAGGCTCTGTTGATGGGAAAACAACTATGTCTCCAGCTACTGGCTTGTGGTTTGTAAGTACTCCGTCAACATAAAATTCTATATCCCCGCCCTCGTAATCATCATTAATATACATTGTGCATGTTATATAAAATTTATCTCCAGGCATATCTTTTTGTGAAGTTATATGATCTGTATGGTACTGCATTGTCATTTTGTTTGACATTACATCTATCTGATCAAAATACTTTGAGTATGAGCAGCCGCTAAATCTCCATGACTCTGGTAGGGCTATGCCAGTCTTTTCAACATAATCCATGATTACTTGGTCGTATGCTTTTTGAACTTCTTCTGTGAATTCTTTTTCTCTAATAAATCTTTCATCTTGGGATAGCTCTGGATCAAACTGTGACGAATCTTTAACTTGTGTGTATGTTCCAAAGTGAGCCCATGGATCCCATTTGCCCAAAACATATTTACCATCTGCGTCGAGCTCAGACTCTTTCATGATTTCATACATTTTTGCAGGATCTTTTAATACATTTCTATATACGTATACGTTTGGATAAATTTCTGTGTGTTCTAGTGTCATGGCTGTCTTTCTCCTGTATGCTTCATAATCGTCCAAAAAAATGGCGAAGTAAATCTATTTCCAGACTTAACTGGTCTTACTCCATGTGTATAAAGTCTATCACCTGGGAAAAAATATGCTGCTCCAGCTTTAGGCTTAAACTCTATTCCATGTTGTGGGAAATAAAGTTCTCCGCCTTCGTAGTCGTCGTTAAAATAAAATAGGCCAGCTATATCATAGTGCGGAAAATCATTTGGTCTTCCTTGCTCTAGGCCAGTGTGAAATTCTTTATCTGCATGTGGCTCTTGTCTTGCTCCAATTGGCCACTTTACAATTGCTGGGCCCGTCTCTTTAACATCTACATCAAAAAATTTATCTACTTCAATTTTTAATCTTGCAATCATGCTATTAATCAAATCAAGTATTGTTGGGTCTGAAGCCATTAATGAATTATAGGTACATACTCGATCTTTCCATACATCAGCATCATATAGG